GGTGCAGCAGGTAATGGTGGTGTTGCAGGAAAAACTAGTGGCGTAGGTAATGCTGGTGTAAATTACGGTGCGGCAGGCGGCGGCACATACGGTCAGTCGGCTGGTGGCGTAGGTGCGGCAGGCGCAGTATTTATCAGGTCAAAGACAAGTGCTGTAGCAACTTTGAGTGGTTACGGTGTTGCTTCTGGTGGTAGTTCTTCAACGATTACTGTTGGCGGTCAGAGTTACACGCTGTTGTCGTTTACTTCGGATGCGAATTTAACTGTTAGCACAGGTGGTTTGTTTGATGTGCTTCTTATTGGTGGTGGCGGTGCTGGTGGTTCTTCAAATAGTTATCAAGCAGGTGGCGGTGGCGGCGGTCAAGTAGTTGGACTAACTACGCTTACGACTCTTTATTTGCCCGCTAGCACTATTGCTGTTGATGTTGGTGCTGGTGGAGTTGCTTCACCTACTGGCGGTCAATCAGTCAAATATGAGATGAACGGTAAACAATCAGTCATCGGTTCCTATGTTTACGCTATCGGTGGCGGTGGCGGCGGACAATATAACTCTGGTGGCAACTACATAAATGCGTTTGCTGGTGGTAACGGTGGTGGTGCTGGTCAAAACGGTTTTGTTGCACCATCTTTAGTTGGTGGATATTCTGGCGGCTTACACGATTCAAATGTCAATTATGGTGGCGGTGGCGGTGGCGCTGGCGGAACTGGTGGCAACGCAACTGGTGGGTCTGGTGGAACGGGTGGTAGTGGTGTAGATATTTCTGCTTGGCTTGGTCAGTCAGCAAACACAACTCGTGTCGCTGGTGGTGGCGGTGGAAGCAATAACGGAACTGGTACAGACGGTGGCGCAAACGGTGCAGCAACAAACGCAGCAACCCCAACAGCAAACAAAGGTGGTGGCGGTGGCGGTGTGCGAGGCGCACAATATACAGCCCCTGGCGGTTCTGGCGCAGTTTATGTAAGGTTCAAGATTTAATGAAACGGAGTATGTGTGCAAGCGTCATTTGCTAAAGTTGAAAACGGTGTAGTTACCCGTATCGCTGTTGTTGAACAAGCATTTCTAGAAGCAAATCCTGAGCGTTATGGTGACGCTTCGTTGTGGGTCGCTATGGAATGGGGTGTAAAAAACAGACACGGTGCTGCAGGTTATTTGTATGATGCCGAGAAAGAATTGTTTTACGAACCGCAACCGTTTCCATCTTGGACACTTGATGCTAATTATGATTGGCAACCACCTAAGCCGTTTCCTGTTGATGGTTCACCAGACAAGCCTTATCGTTGGGATGAGGATTTGCAAGAATGGGTTGAGGTTTAATTATGGGTTCTAGGCTTTTTGGTTATGTTTCGGCTAGCAACACACCGACAATCGTTGGGGCAGTTGGTGTTGCTTTTGATTTTCTTTTGGTTGGTGGCGGAGGTGGCGGTGCGAGGAACGCAAGTCAGGGTGCTTCTGGTGGTGGTGCGGGTGGTTTAATTTCTTCTGTTGGCAATTCTGGTGCAGGTTCTACTGCTTTACCACAACTCAATCTAGGTGTTGGAACTTATGCAATTACTGTTGGTGCTGGTGGTGGTGGTGCTTACAATGCTAGCGCATCAAATGGTGGAAATACTTTTATTACTTCAACGACATATCCTGGTCTTTCATACGCATTGGTTCTCGGTGGTGGTGGTGGCAGACAAAATGGTCAGACTGGTGGTGCTGGCGGTTGCGGTGGTGGTGGTGGTGCATATGCTTCTGCCGCTGGTGGTGCGGGCGAAACAGGAATGGGAAACGCTGGTGGTAGTGCTACGGGTAGTGCGCCACACGGTTCAGGTGGTGGTGGTGGCGTAGGTGCTGTTGGTGGTAACGCTACAACTGCTGCTGCTGGAAATGGTGGTGCAGGTCAAGCAAACTCAATCACAGGTAGTTCGGTTACTTATGGCGGTGGCGGTGGCGGTGGTAAATCAACTTCGGGAACTGCTGGCACAGGTGGCGCAGGTGGTGGCGGTAACGGTTCAAGAGAGAATGCGACAACTGCTGGCAACGGAACTGCAAATACTGGCGGTGGTGGTGGCGGTGGCGGTCTAGTTGGTGGAACATCAAATGGCGGTTCAGGTATCGCAATTCTGCGAACCCTAGATACTTTGCCAACCTACACTACAACTGGTTCACCATCGGTAACGACTTCTGGTGGGTATCGTATTTATAGTTTTACTGGTTCGGGAACGATTGTAATTGTTTAATCAATTTGTTGCGCTTAGTGGTTTGCCACGCACAGGTTCTACATTGTTGTCGGCTATCTTGTCACAAAATCCTGAGATACACGCTGAAGGTAATTCGGCTGTTTGTCAGTTGATGTGGGATATGCAACAGTCTGTTTTTAATTCTGAACAGATGAAGGCAAGCAGAAAAGATTTAACGAATCAACTTGTTTCACCAATACCGCACACTTACTACAGCGATGTTGCAAAACCAATTGTTGTCGATAAATGTCGTTCGTGGACTTTGCCTGCCAATATGCAAATGTTGAACCGATATTTCGATAATGCACCAAAAGTAATTGTGCTTGTTAGACCAATGGTTGAGATTGTTGCCTCGTTTATGTCACTTCGCAAAGCGAACGGCTGGCAAGATTTAGAAGCAGGTTTGCTTGATGATGGTAGTGAGCCGATTATGCGTTCGCTTGCTGGTGTTGAATGGGCAAGAAAAAATAACAATGGTGAGTTTTTGTTTGTAACTTATGATGAACTTGTTGATGACACGCAGGCGACACTTGAGCGTATTTATAAGCATTGTAATTGGAAATCATTTGACCATAATCTTGATGAGATTGTAAATACGCATAAAGAAAATGATGATGTTTATAATCTTGCTGGGCAGCACGATGTGCGACCACAAATCAGTCGGCGCACAGTAGATGTAGATTTGTCAGATGAACTTATTAAAGAATGTAATCGTTTGGATGAATGGAGTTGCTATGGCACATTTTGCAAAAATTAACGGAAATGTTGTAACACAAGTTATTGTTGTCCACAACAACGAATTGCTTGATGAAAACGGTGTTGAGTCGGAAGCAAGAGGTGTTGAGTTTTGTAAAAACCTTTTTGGTGGCGAATGGAAACAGACTTCTTACAACGGCACTATTCGTGGCACATACGCAGGTATCGGTTACACTTATGACCCTGTTGCTGACGAGTTTGTTGCACCTGTAGTTGAAGAACCTGTAGGAGAAAATAATGAAATTATCTAAACAACAAAAAGCAATGTTTCAATCATATTTGCGTAGTTGTCTGGCGGCAGTTCTTGCTGTCGTTGCTACAGGCAATTATGACCCATCAGACCTATCTAAGGCGTTGTTGGCGGCTGCTTTGCCGCCGCTTATGCGTTGGGCTAATCCGAACGATAAGGCGTTTGGTCGCAAACCATAATCATTATGAAATATCCTGTTGTTGCTATAAAGTTCTGTAGCCACATCAAAGGCAAAAAACCTAGTGAGATTACTGGTGATGTTTTGCGTAAATGTTCTGGTGGTGGGAAAATGGAGTTGTGTGCTGCTGATGCGTGGGATGCGATGGTTGCCGCCGCTGCTGCGGACGGCATTATATTAAAACCCACCAGTCTAGGTGACCAGTTTCGCAGCATTGAACAGCAGAAGACAGCGTTTCTGCAACGTTATAGAAAAGAACCTGTTGCCAATTCTACCAGCAGGACTTGGGATGGTCGTAAGTGGTGGTTGAAGCGTGGTTTTGCGCCTTTGGCTGCACCGAATGATGACCCTAAGACTTGTAGCCGTCACATGTTGGGGTTGGCTGTTGATGTTGCTAATGCTAGTGGCAAAATATTGGACTGGTTGCTGGCTAACGAGGACAAGTTTGGGTTTAGTCACGAGGTTCAGTCTGAGCCTTGGCATATCCGTTATGTGGCTGGGGATGATGTTCCTGTGGCTGTGAAAGAATTTTTGCAATAATCTAAATAACAATCTGTTAGGATGGTGTTATGCGTAAATGGTTTGTATCCATTATTGTTGCATGTCTAATTATGCCTATTAGTCATGTTCATGCGGTATCTAGGGAGTTGGTGGGTAAGTGTGGGCATTGGTTGGATGATGCTTTGGATGTGGGTTGGTCCCGTAAAGAGTTGTCTAAGTTAGATTATGTGATGTGGCGTGAGTCACGTTGCTTTCCTAATGTGTTTAACCCTAGTGACCCTAATGGTGGGTCTGGTGGTTTATTGCAAATCAACCAGTTTTGGTGTCTACCCAATAGATATAATCCTAATGGGTGGTTGCAGTCTCAAGGTATTTTGAGTTCGTGTAAACAGTTGTTGATTCCTGATGTGAATTTACGTGCTGGTTTGGCTATTTTTGAGTATTCTGAGGAACGTAACGGTAATGGTTGGCAGCCTTGGGGTAAATAATGGAATTAAATGAACTTTTAAACGAAGCAGAGTTTCGTAAGTGTCGTGGACCTGAAAATGCTAGTGTTGATGAGCAGTTGGCTGCGTTTTCTTATTTTTGTGAAAAATATTGGTATGTGAAACATCCGCAAAAGGGACGTATTTTGTTTAAGTTACGTCCAGCGCAAATAGAAACTGTCAAAACTTGGATGAGTGAACGTTACAGTATCGTCTTGAAGGCTCGTCAGATTGGTTTTAGTACGTTGGCTGCTGCCTACAGTTTTTGGTTAGCATATTTTTTTGCTGACCGTTTTATTGTTATGTTGAGTCGCACTGAACGTGAGTCTGTGAAGTTGTTGTCTAAGGCTAAGTATGGTTACAAGTTTTTGCCGCAATGGTTTAAGTTGCGTGGTCCGCAACAAGTTACAGAACATCAGTTGAAAATGATTTTTGATAACGAATCCGCTATAGAGTCGTTGCCGTCTAGTAATGACCCTGCTCGTGGTGAGTCTGTGTATTTGGTTATTGTTGACGAGTGGGCGTTTTTGCCTAATGCTGAGGAAGCGTGGGCTTCTATTGAACCTGTTACGGACGTTGGTGGTCGTGTGATTGGTTTGTCTACTGCTAATGGTTCAGGTAATTTTTATCACGAGTTGTGGGTTGGTTCTCAAACCAACGCCAACAAATTTAAAGGCATCTTTTTTCCTTGGTCTGCGGACGGTGAACGTAACCAAGATTGGTATGATGCCAAGGCGGCAAACATGCACCCTTGGCAACTACACCAAGAGTACCCAACATTCCCCGAGGAAGCATTTATTAAGTCGGGTAATCCTGTTTTTGATATTCAAATGTTGGATGATATGTCTGTTGTGGAACCTAGTCGTGGGTATTATCATTTGTATTCTGATGGTAATGGCGAGTTTCGTTATTCCGATAACGGCGAGTTGCATGTTTGGGCTTTCCCACAAAAAGAATCTGTTTACGTAATTGGCGCTGACGTTGCTGAAGGTTTATCTTACGGTGACTATAGTTCTGCCCATATCATAGAGGCTAAAAGTGGTGTTGTTGTTGCTACTTGGCATGGTCGTATTGAACCAGATTTGTTTGGTGAAATGTTGGCTGAGTTGGGTTGGTGGTATAATACTGCGTTATTGGGTATTGAGAATAATAATCATGGTTTAACTACTCTTAAGGCTGCTCAGAAGCATGGTTATAAGAATCTTTATAAGCAGCGCCGTTTGGCGCATGTTCGTCCTGAGGCTACGGATATTTTGGGGTGGCGTACTACGGCTACTACTAAACCTTTGGCTATTGATGAGTTGTCTGCTGCTATGCGTACTGATACTGTGCAGGTTTATGACCGTTTGACTATTGCGGAGTTACGTACTTTTGTTCGGAAGGAAAACGGTAAGATGTCTGGTAGTCCGCATGATGACCGTGTTATTTCTTTGGCTATTGCTAATCAGATGTTGAAGTATGTTTGGTTGCCTGAGTATCGTCCGTCTAGTAAACCGCCTGAAAATAGTTTGTTGTGGTGGGAAAAACATATTTTTGGGGGTAGAAAAGCGGAAAAAACACCTATTGGCGCACATAATGTACGCAGTCAGACTCCTTTTAGGTAGTTTGGGAACAAGAAAGTGTTATTAGATGACAAATTTTACTTGCGAAGAATGTTCTAAACAGTTTTATGATGAAGAATTGCCCCATCGTGGTGCAATTTGTTTCGGCTGCCACATAAAAAGTGTTCGTTTGGGTTTTACTTACGGCAAAGACAACTTTCATGGGGATACTATTGCTGAGAAGCAGCGCAAAATTGTGGCGGATGCGGCTATTAATGGAGTGCAGGCTGAGCCTGTAACTAATTGGATGTAATATGGAAGCCGTCATTGTCCCCATTGTTGTTGCTTTGATTACGGGTCCAGTGGTGGTTGTTTTAAACAAGTTACGTTCAGAAAACACTAACCAGCATGCCGAATCTAGGGATTTGTTGCAACAGGTTGCTGATAAAGTTGATAGTGTTGGAACAAAATTGGATGAACATATTGGGTGGCATAAAGGTAGGGACATATAATGGCTAAGAAAAATT